CCGGCCGGCGACTCGGTATAGGCCTCGCCCACGAAGTAGCCCTGCGTGCCGTTCGGCGGTGTCCACAGGAACGAACGAGCACCGGCATGCGCGTCGAGGAAGTCCGTAATGGGCTTCAGCTCGTAGGCGTAGACGTCAGCGACCGTGATGTTCCACTTCCGCTGGGCGCTGTTTATGCCGTCCTGCGCTCGCTGGGTATAGCCGTCGCCATACCCAGCCTTGAGCACCGAAAACGTCTTCGACCCGTTCGTGCCCGCGTGGACCTCGAAATTGAAGACATCAGCCACGAGAGGCCCTCCATAGCTTTCCGCCCGGCTGCATCGACATCGCGATTTCCTTCTGGGCTACCGCCCGCATCTGCTCGCCCATGGTCTTGCCGAACTCGCTCGCCTGGCTCGCGGTTACGTCGGAGGACGCACTGCCATCGCTGGCGATATTGATGTTCACCGCCACCTGTACGGCGCCGACGTTGGAGCCCTGTGGCGCACCGTTCTGCATCGGCGTGATCGTTCCGCCCTCCTGCCCGGTGAGCAGGTAGGTCTGCCCACCAGCCGTGCGGTACACCTCCGGATGCTGCTCCGCGACTCGATAGGCGCTGTTCGCCGTCGTGGAGCCGCCGCCGGCGCGATAGCCACCCCAGGTGACTGCGGTGGAGCCCGCACCGGCATAGTCGCCACCGGTGAGGCCGAAGCCGCTGGCCGTCGACGATGCCGGGGAAGCGCTCGGCGTAAAGAAGCTAAGACCGTAGCTCAGCAGCGAAGCCACGGCCCGGTTGGATGCCAAGCGTGCGGCCTCGCTCAGGACCGACGACACGAAGCCCTTGATGCTGGCCGTGCCCTTCGTCGCGGCGCTGGCCAGGAAGTCCGACAAACCACCGCTGGTCGACGTGACGAAGGAATAGAACGTCCCCGCCGTGTCCGTAGCCTGGTCGCTGAGTTCCGCCATTGCCCGGCGGGAGCCCGTGGTCCAGTCCGCGCGCGCAGCGTTGACCCGCTTCTGCGCATCCTCGTCGATCTGCACCAGGCGATCCGTGCTGGCCTGCTGAGCCTGGGCCTGGGCGTCGTATGCGGCCTGATCGATCTGCTTGTTGCTCAGCTGCGAGGAAAGCCGCACCAACTCGTCAGCGCCCTGCCGGCGAATCGAGATGATCCGCTGCATGTTGCTGAACTCGCGATCGCCCATGGAAAGGCGCTGGACCTGTAGGTCGGCGTCGGCTCGCGCCGCGGCTTCCTGGCGGCCCAGGGCATCGACGTAGGCGTTGATGGCACGCGCCGTCTTGTCCCGTGCCGCGGCCTCCTGCTCCACCAGCACGTTGTCGCGGCTGATCGCGTCGGCCTCCAACTTGTGGGCGTCGGCGGACAGCTCGGCGATGCGCTGGTCGTTCTTCACCCGGTCGGCACCAGCCACCTTACGCTGCTGGAGCCTGGCCATCTCGGCCTGGATCGCCGAAACCTGATCGGCCTCACCCCTCCACAGCAAATCCCGGGACTGCTGGTAATAGGCCGACTCGGCAACGGCGCCCGACTTCCGTTCCGCATCCAGCTGCTTCTGCTGGTTGGCGTACGAGTCGGTGATCCCTGCCAGCGCCGACTTGAACTTCGCCGCTTCGGCGCTGACCTGGGCGCTGTCCAGCGCCTTCGCCGCGCTCTGGCCGGCCTTGTCCGTGTACTGGGTCTCGATGTACTTGAGCGATGCCGCCTGCTGCGCTTCGATCGCCGCGCGGTCCTGCGGCCGTGCCGCCAGCGCCTTCTGAGTCGCGTCCTTGACCTTGGCGATATCCTTCGCTTTCGCCTCGTCGGCCTTGGCGCGGCGGGCATAGTCATCGAGCACGTCCGACGCCCGCTTGCCCTCCTCCTGCACCTTCTGGTTGTCGGCGGTGTTCTGCGCGACCCACTGGTCCCACTGCTCCCCGGCACCGATGGCGTCCTTCTGAGTGAGGAGGCTACGGATGCGCGGCAGGTTGCTGTAGTTGTACTTCGTCGCGGTGGCGAGGAAGTCCGCGTCGCTCATGTTGCGCGTGCCGGGGAAGTTGTTCTTTTCGCCCTGCAGCTTTGCGTTCACGTCGGCCAGGTCGTCGGCCGTGCTGTTGGACCTACCGATGCCCTTGATCGCGTCCCAGCCCTCGCTGGCAGCATCCCGAACGTCGCGCCACTTCCTTTCGATGAAGCCGAGGTTCTCGACCACGCGCTTGCGCCGATCCTCGAGCGCCTGCGATGCGGCTTCCTGGGCGGCCGTCGCGGCTTCCTCGGCCCGCCCCTCTTCAGCGAGCTGCTTGATGTGCTCGTACTGGGTCGCGGTCAGCAGGTGGTACTGATCGTCCAACTCGCGAATGGCACGAACGGGATCGTCGCGCAGCGCGACGACCGAGGCCACAGCCTCCTGCAAGCTCTTCCCGGTCACCTCCGCCATGTCGACGGCAAGCTGGCCAGCCTGCTGAAGCGTGTCGCCGCTCACCTTGCCGGACTCGATCAGCCCCTGAAGGGCGTCACGCGCTCGGCCGTACTGACCCGTGGTGGCCCCGATGTTGGCAGCCATGCCGTTCACCTGCGAGGCCGTGACGCCCGCGGCATCGCCGGTCGCGATGATGGCGCGCGTGATCGCCTGCTGCTCGGTGTAGCCTGTCGCCGCGGCCACGGCCAGCACGCCGATGGAACCCGCCAGCGCCCCGACACCGAGCGCCGCAGGCGACAGCAGCGCCGCCAGTAGCCCGGTGTTGTTGGCCATCGTGAGAAGCGAGCTTTGGAAATTCCCGATGTCACCCCGGGCAAGCTCGCCGATCAGCGTTCCAAACTCGCGGCGCGCGGCCGCCGAGTTGAGCGAGAAGCCGTGCAGCGACTCGCCCGCATCGCCAATGTCCTTGCGGCGCTGCTGGATGGTGCTGGCGAAGCGCTCGAAGTCGTCCGCGCCGATCAGCCCCGCTGACTTTGCCTTCCGAAGCTGCTGCTCCTGCTGGTCGAGGCGCTCCAGCGCCGCAATGGTCGGATCGATCTGCTTCAGCAGCTTTTCGAAGGCGACGCGCTGCGCATCCGTACCACCAGCGCCAGCGCGCGCCGCGTCCGCCGAGGCAGCGGACCGCTGGCGGTATGCCTCCGCGGCTTCCTGTGCACGACGGCTGGCCGCCACCTGGGCGTTGATGTCGGTGACAGCCGCCCGCGACGACTCGCCTCGCTTCTGGGTTGCCTGGGCGGCCGCGGCGTCTGCACGCACCTGATCAAGGGACGCGTCCACCATCGCGCGGATGCGGTCCCGAGCCTGCTCCGCCGTCTCGCCAAGGGCCTCGGTGGCCTTGGCCTGGTCGGTGGCCGCCTTCGCTGCCTGCTCGTTCGCCTTGGCCGCCAGATCGTTGGCTGCGGCCACCTGCTGGCCAACCGTCGCCAGGTTCTCGTAGGAACTGACCTGGCGATCGATCGCTGCGGTGAGTTTCGCAATCTCGGCCGCAACCGGCCCGAAAGCCTTCGACAACGCCGCGACCATGTCCTCCGCGTTGCCGGCGGAGTTGGTCATGGCGTCCAGCACATCCGTCGCCTTACCGGCCGAAGTACTGTCGACCGCTACGACAAGGCGGGCGGTTTCATCGGTCACGTGACGTCCTCATTGCTGCTCGGCCCGCCAAAAGGCGTCAAGCTGTTCGATGGCCTGCACCTGCCAGGGGCGCAGCGAGACGCCCTCCAACTGCTGGAAGGCGGCGATCTGGGTGTGCGTGATGGGCTCAGGGCCCATGCTCCTGGGCCGCTGCCGCGAGAGGCGCTGAAAGATATCCATCAAGTCCTCGAACCCAGCTGGACACGTCCCGTACTCGGTCAACGCTTTCGGCTTCTTGCCTGACGACTTCCAGTGTGCGAGCAGGTGCTGCCGCACGGTGCGCTTACCGCGCACCCGGTCGAGCTTCAGTTCGCCTTGGACCCACCGGTAGAAGGCGCCAAGCCTTTGCCGAAAAAACGCTCGTCGTCCATCGCGAAGCGGTCGACCTGCTCGGCGACGAGCTGGGCCTCGCTGAGGAACGTGGTCACGTTCGCCGGCGTGCACTCCATGTCGAAGTTCCAGCTGACCACGAGGCTCGCGATGAGGGCCAGGCGATCAGCCTCGCGCTGCGCCTCGTCCGGCTTGCCGTTCTCGGCGATGCGATCGCGGATCTCGGCCAGCTTCGCGCGGTAAGCGTCGCAGCGGTAATTCCTCACCACGAGGTAGCGCGAGGTGGGCGTGCCATTGGGCAGCGCGATCTGCAGCGTCACACCCGCGTTGGTCACCTTGCGGGTGGCGAAGTCGGACATCTCGAACGCGGCGGGGGTCTGGGTCTTATCGGTCACAGGGGAATCCTTCGAAGCACGGGGAGGAAGGCGCGCAAAGCGCGCCCTATGGCTTTACTGGTTGGCCGGCGCCACGTAGGGAACGCGCTCGAGCATCAGCTCGGTCGTGGTGGTTGCGTCGTAGAGCGCGCGGAAGTTCAGCTGTTGCACGCCCAGGTCGTCGCCGTTGTAGCTGTCCTGGGCGGACGTGAAGCGCTCGCGCGGGAGCGTCAGGCGGTAGGCATTTCCGTTCGTCGCCTTATCCGTCACCGTCACCTGCATCTCGGTATCGACTTCGTTTCGGTACTTATTCTTCAGTACCGCGTCTTCGATGTAGGCGGACAGGTCGCCGGTGACGTCAATCATGCCGATCTTCATGCCGTAGGCCGGCCGATTGAACAGGCTGTACTTCGCCTCGATGTTGTTGCCGAGGGTGATGTTCAGGTCGGTGGCCGCATTGAACTCGGCGTCGTCGAGGTCGAGCGAGCCCTCGAACGTGGTCATGTAGTCGGTCGTGGTCGGCTGGGCGAACGTCGCACCGTTCGGCACCACGTACGCTTCTTCGGCCTTGCCGACGACGGAGAACGTGACCGTGATCTTCTCCTGCAGCGGGCAGGCGAACTTGAGCTGGTTGATCTGCACGCCGCGGTAGATCGTGTCGATGCCGATATCGAGGTTTCGCTTCAGAATGGCGAAGCTGCGGCGTACCGTGCCCGTCTTGAGCACGTCGCCCGCCCAGGTGCCGCAGAAGGCCGCCTGCAGCAGGTCGTCGAAGGTTCCGTAGGAAAGCTCGCCGACGATGTCGCCGCTTAGGGACGTGGCACCGCGGCGCGCGGCCTTGCGGTGGCGATCGGCCGAAATCTCGTTCGACTGGATCTCGCTGCTCTGTTCCTGCACGCCGTTCTGCGTCAGGCGGATGGGCTTGAACTGGGGATTGGCCGCGATGGTGCCGTCGGCGGCTTCGAGGACGTAGTAGTAGGCGACGCGAGCGCCCGATGCGGCGATGCCAGCGGTCATAGGGTGTTTCTCCGGTTACTGGGTGACGCGGTGCTGCCAGCTGCGCCAACGAATGGACAGCGACAAGGTGAGCCAGCCTTCCGACCGGCGAATGGAGGAGCGCGAGCAGCGCTCGATGTGGACGGTCGTGCCTTCGAAGTCGAACGACGAACCCGGGTCGAACCGCGTGGACACCACGTCGGCGTCCATCAGCATCACCGGCGCGCCAGCGTCGAGCGGGTGATTGATGTCGATCTGCAGGATGCCCACCCGCTCGATGGGCGCAT